GCAGGCTGGTTCCTGGCAGGCCGTTGCCGACCGCTTGGCCGCGCCGATCGAGGGACCGACCGCTGAGGCCCTGGCCACCGCAGAGAAGGCCCTGGCCGCCGCCAAGCGCCAGCACGAGTTGGCCGCGGCCGGCGCCGCCTATCGCCAGGCTCGGGAAGCGCTGGTGGACCAGCAGCGCGAGCGGGAGCGGCTCGAGGACGTGGCGAAGATCCTCCGCGAGGAGGTCAGGCTGGTCTGGCACAGGCTCGGAGACCTCATCACCGCAGCCCTGCAGTCCAGCATCGTGCGCATCCAGGAGGGCCGCATTGAGGTCCTTCACGATGATGGGCGCTGGCTCGACGTGGACGACCCGGAGCGGCTGTCGGCCGGCCGGCTGCGTCGCGCGTTCTTGGACTTCTACCTCGAACGATGCGCACCAGGACAGAACGTCGTCGTGGACGAGCGGATCATGCTCCTGATCGACGACGATGGCCGGCGGGAGGTCAACGCTCGGGCTGCGGCGAAGAAGATGAGGCTGTTCTTCGAGCTGCCCGCTGGCGTTGCCGAGGCACCGGAGCCGCAACTGCTGTGGTACGGGGCGCAGTCCGCCGCCACTGAGGAGGAGGCTGGATCACCAGAGGACATCGCGACGACCGCCGTGGATGCTGGCGTGGCGGGAGGCGTGCGGTGAGTGGAATTCTCTTCCATTCCCGACGGGAGGTCTCGCGACTGTCGGGCGCAGAGCGCGCCTTCTTCATCGGCAAGGAGGAACCGTGAGCAAGACTATTCGGAAGGTAAGGGACCAAGCGGAATTCGATGCGGCTCTCGCCGCCGATGAAGTGCCAGAGATCGTAAGCAATGCGCGGCTTGACATCAGCAAGGCGACGAAGGTTAGGACCGCGGGGTCGAGCCAGCCGCACGTGGTGGCCTGGGGGTCGAGCCAGCCGCACGTGGAGGCCCGGGGGTCGAGCCAGCCGCACGTGGAGGCCTGGGGGTCGAGCCAGCCGCACGTGGTGGCCTGGGGGTCGAGCCAGCCGCACGTGGTGGCCTGGGGGTCGAGCCAGCCGCACGTGGAGGCCTGGGTGTCGAGCCAGCCGCACGTGGTGGCCTCTGCATTCGCCCAGGTCGCCGCCGAGCAGTTCGGAACCGCTGCAATCGAGTTGAAGGCCGGCCCGAAGGTCGCCGTACTGGCGACCGGTACCGGTATCAGCGTCGATGGCGGCGGGTACGTGGTCCGACGAGAGCGGCCCAAGACCGGCGCCGAGTGGTGCGAGTACTACGGCGTCGATCCGCTGCCTGATGGAACGGTCGTCCTCTATAAGGCGGTCGACGACGACTGGCGCGGGAGTTGGAAGAAAGTGATCACTTACAAGCCCGGCGACATGCCGGTAGAGCCGGACTGGAATCCAGTGCCCGAGTGCGGAGGTGGTATGCACTTCTCTCCGCATCCCGTCATGGCCCTGCGCTTCTGCCCGACCGCGACGCACTACGTAGCTTGTACCGTCGCGCTGGCTGAAATCGTCGTTCATCCCGATGGCGATTATCCAGAGAAGTGCAAGGCGCCGCGCGTTATCGCGCCGATTTTCGAGGTGACGATTGACGGAAAGCCCTTGGTGGGCGAGCAGAGCGCTACCGCAGCCGAGGAGGGGTGACGATGCGCTACACTCTTGTCACGCCTTGCGCTGAGTGCCCGTTCCTGGAGAAGATGGCGCGCGGCTTCGATCTTTTGCGGTTGGAAGAGTTTGCCGCCGGCGCCTTCCATTGCCACCAGACCGGAAAGGAGGATGAGGAGACGGGCGACTACCTGGCGACCCATGGCAGCCTCGCCTGCGCTGGCGCACTGATCTACCTCGAAAAGCGCGGCCGCTCGAACCAGTTGATGCGGGTCGCAGAGCGGCTCGGGCTCTACGACCGCTCGAAGCTCAACATGCAGGCGCCCGTAAGATGAACGATAAGAATCAGCGACCGTCGCGCGCGGGCATCTTCGCTCTCGGTGGCAAAGTGGGGGCGAAGGCCCTCCCTTGGCTGTTAAAGCTCTTTAAGCTTATGAAGCTCGGGAAGGTAACGTTGGCGGCGTTGTCCATTGCCTCCTATGCCTATATGTTCACCTGGAGGTTTTCCTTGGCGCTGGCCGTCGCACTCTTCGTCCACGAGAGCGGACATATCTGGGCGATGAAGCGTTACGGGCTCAGGACGAAGGGAATCTACTTCATACCGTTCCTCGGCGCAGCGGCGGTATCCAAAGACAGTTTTCCGTCGCGCAATGCCGAGGCCGTCATCGCCATCGCTGGCCCGATTTGGGGTGGCGCATTGGCCGCTGCTGCCGCGCTCTTTTACTTAATGACAAGGATACCGGAGGTTGCGGCGATGGCGAGCATGACGGCGATGATCAATCTCTTTAATCTGCTCCCGATCAATCCTCTTGACGGCGGCAGGATTGTAAAATCGATCGTCTACTCGTCTCCCGATCGCTATACCGGGATGCTCTTCTTGTCTGCTGGCATGTTCCTTTCCATGGGGCTAGCGCTGATGGGCGGCTTCGCTATCTTCTTCGTGCTCACGCTCGCCGGCGGAATCGAAGTGGCCGTCGAATGGAAGCGGGCGCAGCCGCTGGCGGCGATGACCAGGCGCGAGATTTGCAGATCGACCATCCTGCTCGTCGGTACGGCGACCGCCCTCGCGCTACTCATGGCGGCAGCCGCCCTGGCGCCTGGTGCGGATGTCGCAATAACGCTGTTGAGGGGTTAGCTGACGATGCGCCTTCCCCTCCGCCCGCACCAGGTCATGTCACTGCTCGCCCAGATCGCCCTCGAAGCGGCGGCCAGGCTCGATGTCTGGCAGCCAACGCCCATCGACCAAGCCCGCGGCCAGCATCGGCTGGCATGGCTTGAACCGCAGGCCCTGCCGGCAGGCGGGAGAGGAGAACTGATCATGAAGAGAGTGTTCAAGTACCCGTTTCTAGTCGAAGGCGCCTTCGAGATTGCACTGCCAGCGGGCGCCGAAGTGCTCTCCGTGCAGGTGCAGCGCGAAACGCCCTGCATTTGGGCGCTCATCTCAACCGAGGAACCGGCGGTGCCGCGGCGCTTCCGGCTCGTCGGGACTGGCCAGCCCGTTGACTTCGCCGGCCGGTTCATCGGCACCTTTCAGTTGGCCAGCGGCGCCCTGGTCTTCCACCTCTTCGAGATCCCACAGGGTGAAGGGAGGCCGACGTGAGCTGCGCCGCGAGAACACCCAAGGAGGTCCTAAGAGCAGCCCGCGATCGCTCCGTGGGCGAGGGGGGTAACATGAGCGACAGCATCCGTATCTGGAAACGCCAAGCGCCTGGCCTTCTCGGGGGTGCTGGCTACCGCGAGTGGCATGTTTCAATCGGCGACTCCCACACCTACCGTGACCTCCGGCGTCACTTGATCGATGCTGGCGAGGACGCAGACTCTTTGCGCTCTGATCAGGGTTGCTGCTGGGATGAGGCGCTGCAAACCGTCGTCTTCGCCGTTGTCTGTCCAGCCGCTCTCTATACCCAGGCGCGCTACCTTGAACCGCCTGACGGCGGCGGCTGGGAGCTGGCCGTTGAGATTGGCCCGAGCCCACCGCTGTACGGTCGCGGCTACTTCGATGTCTCCGCCCCTATTGGCGTCGGGGCGACCCTGCGATGCTGGCCGACGCTGACGGTGGGTGAAGCTCTCGCGACCTTCTGCATGCTCACCTTCCCGCGTGAGTGGCGAGGGTTCACGTCCAAGGAGGTTCCGGCGCGGGCGCTGGTGGCGGTCGCGGCCGCAAATGGCGATGACCTCATCAACGAGATTCTGTGCGAGCAGCAATTCTCCCCATTGAAGACGCAGGAGATGAGATGACCAACCTAGACGCGCGCCGAGCGCAAAACATCGGAGCGTCGGAATGCCCCGCGCTCTTCTCGCTCCCTTGGGGCGTCGAGTTTGGTGAGGACCGGTTCAAGCCGTTTGAGACGCGCTTCCATCTCTGGCAGCGGAAGGCCGGGAGACTGCCGGATGTCGCCGTTGACACCCCCCGCACTTTCTGGGGACGGCACCTTGAGCCCGCTATCGCCGCCGGCATCCAGGAGTTGACCGGCTGGCAGCTTGTGCCGGGTCGCTTCACGGAACATCCTGGGGTGCCCGGCATGTCTTGCACGCCAGACTACTGCGCGACCATCGGTGCTGGTGTGACGCAGGCTGCTACGTTAGAGGTGAAGAACGTGGACCGGCTCGAATATAGGGACTGGCCAGAGCGGATCGAACCCGGTGTGTGGATCTGGTCTGATGGCTCATGGCAGGAGGCGCGGCGCCAGCCGCCATTCCGGATCAAGTTGCAATTGCAGCACCAACTAGCTTGCACGGGCCATCAGATCGGCCTCCTCGGCGCACTGATCGGCGGTAACGATCCGCAGTTCTACCGGATGGCGGCCCACCCCGGCGTCGCGGCGCGCATCGAGGCGGAGGTGATCGCGTTCTGGAAGTCGATCGAGGCCAACGATCCACCTTCGCCGGACTGGCAACTCGACGGCGCTACGATTGCGGCGCTGCTCGGGTTTTCGACGCCTGGCCTGGTCAAGGACTTGCGCGGTGATGCTCTGGCGAGCGAAGCCGCGCAGGACTACGACGAGGCGCGCGCCGTAGCGAAGGAAGCCAAGGAACGCATGGAGGCGGCGAAGGCGAAGCTCCTCCACCTCACCGGGACGGCGGAGCGTGCCGTTCTCGACGACGGCTTTTCGGTTTCGGCAAAAACGATCGAGGGCTGTTCGATCAGTTATTTCCGGGAGCCATATCGGGACTTCCGGCTCACGCAGAAGAAAGGAAGGACAAGGAGATGAGCGATCAGGCCACGGGCGTAACCGTCCAACCCGACACATCCCCCGTCGCTGCACCGGCTAACGGCCCGGTTGGCGCAGTCACGGTTCTGCCGCTAGTTGCCGAGGCGAAGCCGCCCGACAAGCCACCGGCCGAGAAAGCGCTCGCGCGGCAGTCCCCGGAGAGGCTCGTAGTGCAAAGCGACATCGCATTGCTCGACACCGCGAGCTTCGAGCACATGCAGCGCATCGGTCAGCTTATGGCCAAGATGGACCTCCTCCCGAAACACTTGCGCTCCCGGCCGTACTGGTACCCGAAGAAAGGCGATCCTTCGCCGGCCGAGATCAAGGAATGGCGCGAGAAGCTCGGTGTCGACCGGTTCGAGGAGAGCTACCGGCAGGCGGACCAGCGGACGGTCGCGAACTGCATCCTGGTCGTGGACCAGGCCCTACGGTGGGGGATGAATCCCTTTTCGACGATGGGCGAGACTTACGAGGTGGGTGGGAAACTCGCTTCGCAGGGCAAGCTCGTCGCGGCCGTCATCAACGCTCGCGCTCCCATCGAGGGACGCCTCGACTATACCTTCAGCGGCGCCGGCGACGACCGCACAGTGACCGTATCCGCGACCTTCAAGGGCGAGGCTGCGCCGAAGACGGTAGATCTCCGGCTCAAAGATGCCCGCACCGACAACGACATGTGGCGGAAGGACCCTGACCAGAAGCTCATCTACAGCGGCGTCGTCAAGTGGGCGCGGCGCTGGTGCCCCGAGATCGTGCTCGGCATCCAGACCGACGATGACATCGAGCGCCAGATGGCGGAGGAGGCTTCACGCCAGCCGAAGCGGGTCGGCTCGCAGCTGGACGCCTTCGCGGCTCCTTCGGCGGCGCTACCGGCAGCGATGAGCGCCTCGCTTTCGACTGATCCTCCCGGGGGTGCGGATGAGGCGGTCGTGGCTTCGAGCGTGCTAGATTTGCCCTCCCCGAGCGCAACGGTAGCATCGTCGGTCGCAGCGGAGCCACAGGCCCAGACCGACCCCCAGGGGCCATCGGTTCCCCCGCCTACAGCCCCCCTAGGGTTCTTGCCGGCCGACATGGCCGAGCGCCTCACCAGGGCGGCCAGGCAGGCGAAGGTGTCCTCCGCGGCGCTGGCCAAGCATCTCGGCGTCGCGCTGGTCGAGGGCGAGCCTGACTACGCCTGGCTGAGCCGGCTCCCTCTCGCCGTAGGCCAGTCGGCGACGGACTGCGAGCTTGAGTTGACGCGGGCGATCCAGGCGCAGCAGAGGCTCTTCGGCAGGCGGTGATCCCCGCTGGATGGGAGAGGAGGCAAGGAGTGAAATACAAGCGCCCCCACAGGAGCCCGCATGAATTTTAGGCGGCAAATTGAGGAACAGCGGAGAAGAAGATTGGCAGCTAAAACGAGGACCGTTGAAGGAGCCGCCGTTGAAGGAGTGAAGCGAGGTGTTCTTGTGAGTGACGAGGGCGACGATGACACCGATGCGAAGGTGATCCCTTTCGCGCCGACAGCCACGCCGAGTCTGCGCGTCGATCGCAGCTTCGACCCTCATCCTTGCCGCCACATCAACGTCGAGATCAGGGAGGGGCCGCGCCGTCTTCGATGCGCTGATTGCTGACGACCAGTTGATCCCTTCGATTACATTCTCGGGTTTGGCGCTCCGGTGGGAGGATTTGTTCGCAAAGAACGAGGCGGCGGCGAAGCTGGATGCCGCAATTCGCGGCGTCATATTCCACCAGCATGGCTCGCTGCGGCTCGACGCGAGCGGTTGCACGGCGATGGCACTCACTACAAACGGAGCGCGTCTCGAAGCGCATGAGGGATGGGGGCAGCACGGCTACCATGGCGGCGCCGCAGCCGTGATTGCGGCTGCTGCTGCGAAGCTGGAACATAAGGCTGCTCGCTGGGGCGTCGGTACGGTAGCCTATCCCCGGTTCATGATCGAGAAGACGCGCGGCAAGAAGGAGTGGCGCGCCGGAGTGGCGGACAAGGCTGGTAGTTGGCGCCACCTTGCGACAGTCGGCTCGGTAGCCGAGGCGTTCAGGGTTGGCGGGGCGGAGGCGGCTCGGCTCGGCGTGACCTACATCCGCGAGGACAGGCCGCGGCGGCTGTGGTGAAGCTGGGGGCCTTGCTTTCAGGGACGCAGCCCGCTATATTTTGCATCCTGACATCGGAGGATCGGCGCGATGGAGGCTATCAGCATCGGCGGTCGCGTGGTCGAGCAGCACTACTACGGTCCAGGGGAGGCGGCGACTTACCTGGGGGTCTCGCGCCAGTTCCTTTCCCGTCTCAGGTCCTCTGGGCGCGGCCCGCGCTTCTACCGGCTAAATGGTGACGGCCATGCCCGCTACGCGAGGAGAGACCTTGACACCTGGATGCAGAGTCAGCCATCGGGAGGTGAGCAGCCGCAGGTCGCAGCGGTAGGGGAGTAGGCGGTCGGCGATGGCGAACAGTTGGGAGATGCTCGTTGACCAAGTGATCGCGCTTCAGGAGGAGCCTGGCTTCGATGCCGCAGCCCCCCCAGCCGTGCAGTGGTACTTTAGCCAATGGTATAGCGATGACGTGGTGATGATGATGGGTTGGGCGGCTCGTGGCGTTCACCATCACTTGCTTGGCGTCGCATGGAGGCAGCGGCCACCATGTAGCTTGCCTAACGACCAGCGTAAGCTCAGCGCTCTTTGCCACCATCCCGCAGGATGGGATGAGATCTGGCTTGAGGTTCAGGAGGCTTGGCGGGAACGTGGCGGGAGGCTTTGGCAGGTGGGGTTGGTGAAGGGCTATCTCTCGGCCATGGTAGTGCGGAGGTCTAGGAGCGCAAGCTCACGTAAGCGATGGAAAACAAAGGCCGCGAGAGCAAATGCAGTGCAAATGCACAAAAGTCGGACTCCGATGGTTCCAACTGTCGCATTCCGAGTCCCCGAAAATGACCTCGAAAATGAGGCCGAAAACGGCGCTGAAACAACCTGTAAATCGCTGAGTCTAGAACCACTTGATGCAAATGCACAAAAGTCGGATACCTCTTCTTCTTCTTCTTCTTCCTCCAAAGAAGAAGCAATACCGGAGTCTACGACTCCGGCGGCAAAGCCGCCCGCCGATGCCCCTGCAAAGAAGCTCACAGCGCAGCAGAAAGTAGTTGAGCGAGCCTGGGGGATCTATGACCGCTTCGACGCGAGGCGCCCACTTCCAGGTGTGATCGGGAGTTGGCTAAAGGTCTTCAATGGTGATGCTGAGAGACTGTGCCGGCTACTTGAGGACGAGGGGCCACGTGGTTGTCTCAGCAAGGGCGAGGGCTACATCTTCAGGGCGGTTCAGAGCGAGGCCGCCGGCAATGGTCGGCAGGTATCGCTGCCCGGGTCGAGTCGGCATGTCCCCCTTCCTGTCGCCTCCGCTGAGGCCACCGAGAACATCCTCCGTCGAGCGATCGAGAAGTCGAAAGGGGTCAAGCCACCGTGAGCGAGAAGCCGAAACTCTTCGCTGTCAAAGCCGCAGAGGAGTTCGCCGCAGCGGGGCTCCCGCTCCCGGACGGCCCAACCTGGCATCCCTGCGCTGGCGGCTGCCTTGATGCCGTCTCCGTAGCTGGCGATACCTGCGCGAGTTGCCAAGCAGCCGTTGAGCGTCGACGGGCGGAGGAGAACCCGGACTTGGTGCGCGCCGTTAGGCTCGCTAAGGTTGGCGTCCCTCCCCGCGTCCAGCATCCCTTCGCGCCGCAGCTCGCTCCGCCTGGATGGCCAGTCCTTGAAGGGCGTGATCTCCTCGCTTGGCGCGGTGAACCGTGGTCAGTGCTGCTGTACGGCGAGGCGGGGGTCGGCAAGAGCTTCGCCGCAGCGGAGATCGCGTGGCAAGCGCTCGGCCGCAAGACGGGCTGCTTGTGGGTGCGGGCCGCGCAGGTCCCGGCCATGGTTTTCGCTGGGTCCGGGGAGATTGAGCGGTATCAACGGGTGTCGTGGCTGTTCGTTGACGACTTCGGGCGAGGTCACGCGGCGGCCGCGGCCTGGGAGGTGGTGGCTGAGTTGTTCTATCATCGGTACGAGCACGAGCGACCGACAGTTGCGACGACTAACCTAGCGCTTGAGTTGATCGCGAAGGCCAACCTCCCGCTCCTGGACCGGCTGCGTGAAGGTTGGCTCGTCGAGGTGCGCGGCGAGTCGAAGCGGGATGGCGGCTGAACCAGTAGGAAGGCAGCCCGCGCACCTAAGACACCGACGCTACCCTATGCCCTCTGACCATCCTATTCCCGGTAAGTGCGGCAGTCCGCTCCGTAAGAAGCCGGGACAGTTCTGCACTGAGTGGCCGATCCGTGGTCGAGAGCGCTGTCGCATCCACAACGGAAGGGCTGCGCGAGGCACAGCAGCTCCCGGTTACAAACATGGTAACCGTAGCAAGTTTGCGGCCTTCGTTCCGGAAGCCCTACGCGAGCGGCACGCGCGATTCATGGCCGATCCAGAGGCAAGCGAGCTCCGGGAGGAAAAAGCGATCGCTGCAACGGTGCTGTCGATGCAGTTCCAGCGTATCGGCCAAGGATTGGACGAAGCCGCCGCTGGCGCGGCGCTGCTCTCGGCCCAGACAATCTTCAAGGAACTCCTGACAGCGCTACCGAACGACGACAAGGATGCCGTCGAGGAGATTCTGCGTCGACTCAGGAACGTCCTCGCGGAAGGCGTGACCGCAGAACAACGCCGGCGCGCTGCGCTCGAGGCCGAGGAGCAGGTACGAAAGACGACGGACCTACGGCGGAAGTTGGCGGAGTCTGAAATGCGGATCATCGCCAAGCGACAGGCGATGGTAACAATCGAGCAACTCCAAGCTCTCACGTTTAGGTTTGCGGACTTGGCAGCAGGGGTAATCACGATGATGGAAAGCAAGATGGCGGCGCGTGGCATTCCGGTTGCGGAGGCGGCGGAGAGTGGGCGCGCCGCACTTGGCGAGTTTGCGGCGGAGTTGCAGCAGCTGGTTCCACCGCCTGAGGTGAATTGAGGTGATGGCCGCCCTTGAGCCCCTAGAGGGCGTTCTGATCGCGCGGGCTGGGGAGGAGATCTTGTGTCCCACCTGCACGGCTTCATTGTTTATGTTCACCGCCGATGCCACAGTTGAGCGTGGCAGATCCATCCTCGACCTTGGAAGTGTCTCAGATCACGGCGTCATCAGCCGGGAGCCGGACGGCAACTACCTCAACTGCCGTGGCGATGGTGACTTTCCTGACCGCTGCGCTGGGCCCAGCGTAGACCGAGCCCTAGCTAGCGCTTTCGGACCGCGCCTCTTCATCCGCTCTGGCTCTTGGGTCGGCTGGCGGGAGTTGGGTGAGTAGATGCGCGCCATCGTCGTCAACTGCTCGGCCCCTCACTACAACCTGGGTGCGCTCAAGCTCCGGGACTGGCTGGTCGCGGAGGGCCACAGCGTCACGGTCGAGCAGGGCGACCCCGGGCTGTTCGCGTGCGGCTTCGATCACGTTTATCTCTCACTGGTCTTCTCATGGCATGCGCCGATTGCCCGAGAGATCGCTCTGCGCGTTCGATCGCACGCCGAGGTGAGCGTCGGCGGCCCTGGCATCTTCGCCCTCGCGAAGTGGTGGCTGCGGGAGACGGGGCTCGAAGCGACGACCGGCCTAGACTGGCGCTTCGAGCGCCAGCGCGGCGACTACCGGATGACCTTCGCCTCTCGTGGCTGCCCGGTGAACTGCTGGTTCTGCGTGGTGCCGCGGATCGAGGGTTTGACTTTCACGCTGGATCACGACTTCCAGCCGGCGCCGATCCTTTGCGACAACAACCTCTCGGCGCTCCCCGACGACTTCCAGGTTGAGATCCTGGCCCGCTATGCCGCGGCCGGGGTGCGTCTCGTCGATGCCAACAGCGGCTTCGAGCCGCGTTCCTTCACCGAGGAGACCTATCAGCGCTGGCGCCCACACCTAATTGGTCCCTGGCGCTTCGCTCTCGATACCGCCAGCGAGGCGTTCCACGTCAAGCGCATGATGGGCACCCTGGCTGGCGAGTCTGCGCGTCGGAAGCAGGTTTATGTTCTCATCGGCAACGAGCCGCTCGCTAGCTGCTACGAGCGTGCACGCAAGGTGATCGAATGGGGCGGCGAGCCCTACTGCCAGCCGGTGATGCCGCTGAACGCTCTCAGCCGCGACCAGGTGATGATCCGCCACGACTGGACGTTGGCACTCCTCCGCGACTTCGCTCGCTATTTCAACCGCCATCTCTGGCGCTCGCTCGAGCTGCGCGACTATCTTCCCCGCCTCGGCGAGCCTCGCCCGTTCGCGGAGGCTGCGCTCTGATGGCGCGCCTCCCCGCCTTCACCGCGGATCCAGTGCGCTCCTTTCTGCCGGGCATCGGCGCGGTGCTCACCCGTCATCTGCGGGCACGGCAGGTCGTCACTCCCGACCAGGCGCCTGATCCTCACCTCGCGCTGCCAGACACTGATCGCCGCGTCCGCTGGCACGCTGTCGGTCAGCCTGGCGCCGGTCGGCCGCGGAATCCGGCACTAGACAAAGACGAGCGCAGCAATGGGCAATTTATGCCGACGGCGCCGTTTTATGTTTGGCTCGTAATGGCGGGGCGCGGTTGGGGAAAAGATCTAAGTGGATCGAACGCCGTCCTCGACATGGTGGAATCGCGCAAATGGAACCTGTTCGGCATCTCTGCGCCGACCGCTGGTGACCTTCGATCCGTCATGATCGAGGGACCGACAGGCATCCTCGCCTGCTCTGATCCAGCGTTCCGGCCGCACTACGAACCATCGAAGAGATATCTGACTTGGCCGAACGGCGCGCGCGCACTACTCTTCTCCGCCGACAAACCTGATCGGTTCCGTGGCCCCAACCTCGACGGCTTCTGGGCCGGTGAGCTCGCGGCCTGCAAGAACCTCGGCGAGATCGACTCAACCGGCACGATCTGGTCGAACATTGGCCTGATGACTCGTATCGGCCACCCACAGATCATCATCACCACAACGCCGAAGCCGCTTAAGCTTCTGCGTCAGCTGATGGCGAAGCCGTCGACGATCGTGACCCGCGGGCACACCTACGAGAACCGCGCCAACCTCGCCCAGGAGTTCATCGAGAACGTGGTCGAGCCGCTTGAGGGCACCCGCCTAGGGCGCCAGGAGCTCGCCGCCGAGCTGCTCGAGGACGTCCCAGGCGCGCTCTGGACTTGGGGAATGATCGCCGACCATCGCGTTGAGCAGGTTCCGGCGCACCGCGTCAGGGCGCCCGCTGGGGAGGAAGGCGACTGGTGGGAGGAGGAGGTTGATCGTGCCGTGGTCGGGTTGGACCCATCCGTGACGGCCACCTCGGCCTCGGACGAGTGCGGCATCATCGGCGTCAAGCGCGGGTTGGTGCGGGCCGTGATCCCGCCCGCGAAAGCGGAACCGGCGCACTTTTACGTGGTCGAGGATTGGTCGGGAATCATGCCCGCGGAGAAGTGGGCTCGGTCCGCAGCTGCTCTGATGGACGAGATTGGCGGCGATCGGCTTGTGGCCGAGGTCAACAATGGCGGAGACCTCGTGGAATCGACGCTTCGCGGAGCCAACATCAACTTGCCGGTACGCAAGATCCACGCGGCGACCAACAAGATGGCTCGGGCAGAACCGGTGGCAGCGCTTTATGAGCAGGGTCGCGTCCACCACGTAGCCCGTTGGGAGCCAAAGGCGAACTCTGGGCGAGGTGGCCTCACTTACGATCACCTGCGGAAGTTGGAAGAAGAATTGATGACCTACACCGGCAGGAAGGGTGAGCATAGTCCAGGTCATCTCGATGCGCTCGTATGGTCGCTTTACGAACTGGCAGCGCTGAGCGCGAAGATGCCGAGGCACTACAGTTTCCGGCGAGCAGCGCCGAGGGTGGCGCAAGGAGGGTAGGGGCATGTCTCTTTCCATGAACGAGTACGCTCCCGGCAAGCCTTGCCTGGTCGGCCAGGGAGGCCCGCTCCCGATCCAGCTGACCGCACTCAACGGCGGCCAGCCGATCCAGCATGCGGCGCGGTGGGGGAGCGCTACGGCGACGGCCGCTAGGCACCCCCTTGACGCGAGCAAGATGATTCGGCGATGATCCACGCCGACGATGCACCCACACCTCCACGCCGCCGCCGAGCACTTCGCCATCCCTGGTCGGGAGGGCAGCGCTACGGTGCTGTGGTACGCCCTGGCTGCACTTTCTGAGGAGATCGAATCCATGTCCGCAGAGCTCGACGCCATCAAAGCCGCCCTTGCCGCCGAGGACACCCTGTTGGGCCAGATCGCCGCGTTCCTGCAAGGACTGCCGGCAGCCACCGCGGCCGCCGTCACTGCGGCGAGCGCCGGCGATGCGGCCGAAGCCGCAGCGATCACCGCCGACATCGAGGCGCACACGGCGAGCCTCACCGCCGCGCTCGCGGCGGCTGGACCGCAGGCGCCAGCCGGCACGACCACGCCGACGCCCGCGGCGCCGCCGGTGACGCCGCCTACTCCCGCGACAGACCCCTGACCAACCCGAGATCCTCGTCGCTTCGGCAACGACGACCGGAGCCACGCTCCGGACACCGACGGAGCCGCCGGGCTCCGGCAGGCCACCTCGTAAGCGCGGAGACGCCCCGCGCGGGAAAGGAGCCACCCGGCGAACCTTAGGCCATGCACACGAGGAGATCACCATGGCGAGCGCGTTGGATGTCGGTTGCGCCTTCTGCGGCGCGAAAGCCGGCGAACCCTGTAAGTCTCCATCCACTGGCAACGAGAAGTCCACTCCGCATACGATGCGGGTGAACGCGGCGAAGAAGACGGGCATGTGATCGTGGGGGCCGGGGGCATCGGCCAGTTCTACCGCGTGAGGTCACCGAGTTGAGTTATAAGCGCAGGACGATCTACAGCGCAGCGGACCAAAGGGGCACCGCGCCCATTCCACACGTCATGCTCCATGGCGTTGAGCACAAGAGCTGTAGCGGCTGTGGAAGCCTGCTGCCATTGGATCAATTTTCACTCGACATCAGGAAGACAGACGGCAGACACTCAGAATGCAAGGGTTGCTTCCGGCATTAACCGGTCATGGTCAGTCCCTCGCGCACGCCGCTCCGCGACCAGTTCTGGCGCCTCTTCTTCCGCCGGTACGCGGCGCCAGATGGAGGGCTGATGGGCTACTTGCCGGATGGCGGCGCGCGTTTCGCTGAGGGCGGCCACGCCGACGACGCTGTCGGAAAATCTGAGACGAAGACGAAGGAGGAGAAGCGATGACAGGGAGCGACGAAGCATTCTGCGACGAAGAGTGCTGCGGGATCGGCAGTTTCACCAGCGTGGCAGGGCAGCGGCTTGGGCCGAGCCTCGACGGTCACCACCAGGCGGTTCAACTCGACGGTCACGGCGAGCAGACAGCCAGGAGCGACGGACTCATGGGGGCGCTTGCTCCCGATCGGGCGGCCTGGGCGGCAGTCGCTTCAGCCGCCGAGACGATCGCCAAGCCGCTGCCCCTGGCCTACGGGATCCGAAAGAAGAGCGCCGAGTAGGTGGCCCTCCCCCGCCTCCTCGCCCCCGGCGCTCGCGCGGCGACCCTCACCCTCACCGCCTTCCTGGCCGGTTGGGGGCTCGCGACCTGGGGGCTGGTCTGGGCGTTCCGGGCGACCTGGATCTGGCCCCTATCCGGCGGCCTGCTCCTCCTCGGGCTGGCAGGCTATCGGCCTCACGCCATCGTCCTGTGGCGAGGCGTGGCGGCGATGCGCGGGCTCGGTGGGGCTGTGGCGGCGGCTCGGGCTCGCCAAGCAGGGGCAGGAGTCGCCGGCGCGGCAGCAGCGGAGAACCGGGAGCGGGCCCGGGTGGCCGAGTTGGCGGCGCAGCAGGCCCGGGCGGCGGCGGAGCTGTCCGGGGCGCCGGTCACGGTCGAGGAAGTCATGGCCTTGAAACGGGGCGTGCCGCGGTCAGGGCGCGGGTGAACCATGTTCAGAATATTCCGAAGGAGGCAAATACACATGGATAGCAGCGCCAGTCTTCCGTATCAGGTCCTCATCAATGGCGAGTTGTATGGCGCCGCCAGGGATTCCCGTGGCGCCGAGGCCATGATGAGAAACTTCCTTGATGAAGGGCCAGGAGAGTGGGTGCCCAAAACTCATGAGGATCCTCTACGCATCCAGATCCTTGGCCCTCACGGCATCAGCAACTTTCACAAACCCGAGCCGGGACCATCGCTGGCTCAGGTTGCCGAGATCCAGGCCCAACTTTTGGAGCGTGACGCCGTCCAGGCCGAGAAGCGTGCGGCGATAGAGGCGAAACGCCTGCGTGAGGATGCCAACCAGATCAGGAAAGACGGCCGCCCGGGGTGGCTCGGGGGAAATGAGCTGGAGGCATGGCGTCTCGCATCTAGCGGACAGCCGGTTCCACCGTTGCCGGAGCCGCTCGCGCTTCCCAGTATGCTACGATTGAGCCGCGATGACCAACCAGCCGACACGGCGTAAGGGCTCGCCACCAGCAGGGGCGTCCGCAACGGTAGTTGAGGCTCCCGGCTTCCTGGTCACTTCAAGCGCCGTCCGCGCCGAGCTGCTGATGCTCCTCTACGGCAACGCCTTCCTGGTGCAGTCGCGATGAAGCCTGTCCACTTCGTCGGCGCCAACCGCCTCTACCGCGGCCCCGAGGGCAGCGACATCCAGCAACTCCCCGCCTTCGACGAGGGCAAGGGCTTCGTTGTGTCCTGCTGGGAGCCGTCGCCTGAGGAGTTGGCGGCGCTCGCCAAGGGCGGCCGAATCTGGCTGGTGGTGCTTGGCAAGCAGCCGCCGGTCCAGCTGCAGACCGCATGGCCGTTCGCCCCGGCGGCGGGGTTGCTACTGGTCAAGGACGAACCGGACGAAGCGCCGCTAGCGGAGGTAGAGGGTGTCTGACGACCTCATTCACCGGGACGCGCTACTCGCCGCCGCGCGCCGCGCACTGCGAATACCGCCCTTACCTGAGCGCCTCGCTCGTCTCAGTGTTCGAGGAGGAAATGGACCTGCTGGCGGCGCAAGGTCAAGGAGGCGGCGCAGGGCAGCCAGGGGCCTCCCAATGCCTGACTCGCCCAACCGCTACGCGCGTGGGCCTCGCGAGGTCGTGTAGGAACGAGCGATGCCAGGCACCGCCCAACTCATGCTCCCGCCGGCCTCCGGCTCCTACCCGGTGTCCGCCAACGCTGGCGGCCTCGTCTCGCTCTACAGCGGCGTGGACGCCTACTCCTGGCCGCAGCCGATCGTCGCGCCATACGACCCACGACATGTCGCCTACCCGTTCTGGCCGGGCATCCCGATCTACCCGGAGTGGAACACGGAGAAGGGCGTCCGCGAGGGCTACTACTCGTCATCCGTCTTCTACGCCGGCGCCAGCCGCATCGCTACCCTCGCCTCCGGCATCCCCTGGATCGAGCAGCAGCTAGCCGATGATGGCGGCTGGGAGCCGGTTGAGAGCTCGGACCTGGAGAACTTGCTTGAGCGGCCGAACCCAAAGATGTCGCGCGGCCGCATCATCTATCGCCACGTCCTCCACATGCTCTGCGGCGGCAACGGTCTCTTCGGCAAGTATTTCGAGAACCCAGACCCAGATGCTCGCGGTCGCGACCGCGGCAAGGTCTTGGAGCTCTGGCCCGAGTCGCCGGTCTTCGTTCAGCCGATCCCGCACCCGACGGAGTGGATCTTGGGCTACCTGTACTGGGACGGCGCCAATCGTCGCGTCTGGCGGGCGGATGACCTGGTGCACTCGATGATGGAGGACCCGATCAATTCCTACTGGGGCGTCGCTCCGCTCAAGGTCCTGGCACGCGTCGTCGACGCCGACAACGCCATGCTCGACGGCCAGCGGGCGCTCTCGCGCAATCTCGGCGTCCCAGCGGGGATGTTCATCGACAAGGCGCCCATGGGCGAGGACCAACTTGAAGCGTGGCGGTCCGAGATCTTTGACGCCTATGTCGGGCCGGACAAGCGCGGGCTGCCCTTCGTCACTGCCGGCGAGGTGACGTGGCAGGCGCTGGGCATGAAGCCGACGGAGATGGATTGGTTCAACTCTCGCGGCGTCCTCCGCGACGAGATGGCCATGGTCCTCCACATCGACCCGGCGATGTTCGACCGCGCCGGGAAAACGTACGCAAACTCAGAGCTCGCGCATCGCGCGATGTACCACTTCGCGGTCATGCCACTCATCGACATCATCCGCGAGGCGCTCAACCTCTCGCTGATCAGCCGCGAGGAGCAGCGTACCCGCTACATCACCTACGACACCTCGGGGATCATCGCGCTCAGGGACGACATCGGCAAGAAGTTGACGGCGCTCAAGGACGCTGTGTCCTCGGGCGTGCCGCTCAACGATGCGCTGACGCTCCTCGACCTCCCGGTCTCAAACCAGGATGGTGGGGACGTGCCGTTCATTCTAGCCACCCTGGTGCCGCTCAAGCGCGACCTCGCCGGTGCGATCACAGTCGGCAAGAAGGGCGGCGTCACCGCGATGCCAGGTGGCCCGCCGACCTCCGCGCCGACGGGGGGCGCCGCAGCCGTCGTCGCCGACCCGCAGGCCGGACCGGCTGCGGAGGGCGCTGGCGCGGATGCCACCGCAGCTCTCGCGGGCGCGACGAGCAAGGCGCTCCGCGAGCTGCATGCCCTGCGGAAGAAGCGGATCGCCGACCGGCTGCCCGAGGGGGCCAGCGAGATGACCGAACGCCAGCGGTACGAGTGGCAGACCGGCCGCGGTGGCCAGCGACGGCTGGTGGTCAAGAAGCAGCGTGGGCAGGGCTGGCACAAGTCGAGTGGGGCGCCGGGTGGGCGGATCTGGCCGGAGCGTGTGGAGGAGTAGTTGGAAACTACAGGTGTCACGTGAAACCTGACGGTGAAACATGAGCGAGCACTACCGCATCACTGGTACCGGGACGGATCTCTCGTCCGCGCTGCGGAGTGTGCCGAGGCCGGTTTCACCGTCGAACGCAGCTGGCCGCCACGTCGCACCTGCGCCTTCTGCGAGTACTTCGACGGCGGCGGAGAGTTACGCGTGCGGGGCGCCCAGGCTGATCCGCTCGTCGTGCTCCACGGCGACTGCCTCAACTCGGCATCACCGCGGTTCACGACCGACAGCACCGACACCTGTCCGGCCTTCTATCCGGCGGAGCGTTACCAGGACTTGATGACGGGCTTTGTGCTAGGCGGAGGTGACATCCCGCATGCGGCCTGGCCCTCCCTGATGTCGCGCTCATCTTCGCTCTGCGGTCAGGAGGTGGTCGTGCGGCAGCGACCGTTCCGGGAGATGGCGCTTCTGGTCGGGCGCTGGTGCTTGCAGTGCGCGCAGCTATCGAGGAAGATTCCCGGGCAGGGATTGGCTGAGGAGCCGAGGCACTCTTGAACGCCGCCGCCAACCCGCAGCAGGGAACCCCGGCGTCGTCGGCACCACGACGCCGGGTAATCCTCTGCGACGCCATCCCGCGAGGCGTAGTCCTCATCTTCAGCCAGCCGCTGGCGCTCGTGGTACGTGACGGGCTAGGCGCACTCTACGTTGACCCGCGCAGCGCCGTGATGCTCAGGCTGGCGATGGGCGCGCCATGAAGCGCTCCGAGCGCATGAACCAGGCGCGTGTCCGCGCAGCACAGCGCGAGGTGGATCGCGCCGAGCTTGTGGCGCGTCGAGTAGAGGAGCGCGTCAATACTGAACTGCTGGCAGCCGGCGAGACGGCGCTCGTCATTCCGCGCCGTGAGACGACGGCGGAGACCCGCGAGCGACTGCGCAAGACCGCGCCCGCCTTCGTCGCCGTTTCCCATCGCGCTGTACCGAGTGCTGAGCCGCCCCGCCGCGACGGTACCGTTCCGATCGAGATCGAGCAGGTGCTCGCCAGCCTCATTTTCGTCGCGTTCTTTTTCATGGCCCACTGCCCGACCGAGGGCGCACTGACGGTGCGGGCCGTGATCGGATGGGTGCTCTTCCTGGTTCTCGTTCTGCTGCTGATCTTCGAGCGCCACGCGCTCGGCATCGTCGGACCCTGACGCCATGCGACGGCTGGCACGCACGGCAGGTGGCTGGCGCTCCGTCGAGGACGCCGACAACCACTTCCGTAACCCGGAGCGCAATCAGGCACTGGACGCGCTGGTGCTGGCGGCTGAACTGGCAGCGGTGCGCGAGGAGATGGTCGCTACCTTCCGTGATCTCGCTGAGAACGCCGACCGATTGCATCCCGAGAATTACCTCGCGTTCCTACACCTGCGGCCCGGTGACACGCTGGTCTACCGGGCGCACTCCGCGCTGAGCGAGGATGAGGCTGCCCGCATCAAGGACTGGCTCGAAACCTTCCTGCGCGGGCAGGGCATCTCGGCGCCGGTGCTGGTGGTGTCTGATGCCTCGCTTGAGATCCTTGTGGCGGATCGGGAGGCGTCGTGATCGGCTATCTGGTCACCCATCGCCGCCACCAGCGGAAGCCAGGGGGCGCCTGGGAAGACCATGGCGAGCACACGACGCTCCTTGTCGATTTTCACCCGTTAGCCTGGGCCTCGTTGCCACCTGGCATCTACAGCAGCGCCGGTTACTACGACGAGGTCCTCCGCTGGCAGGAGTTTGAGGCGACGCCGGCCCTCCTGAAGGCCATCAGTGACGGCAACGTCCTGTCCCCGCCTGAGTCGATCGAGGATGCGATCGAAAGCGCGCAAAGGGGAATCGCGGACGAGACGCACGAGCAGCGCGTCAGGGATCTCGACGTGCGCCGCCTTGAGATGCTTCGCGAGTACGCGGCGGGCAGCGGTCACCGCTTCCGCGCTTGGCACGAGAAGGAGCCTCGCGACTCCCACTACCTGACCGCTCCTGACCCGGAGAGCGCCATGCGGCAGGCGGCCGACATGTACGGCTGGCCGCTGCTCGACATCGGCTGCGAGATGGTGCCGGATGGCTGACGCTCTCGACCTCCCGCACCACCCATTCCAGCATCGAGCCGCTGAACCTGGCGTGGCCTCGCCTGCCGAGCTGCGCCAGCGCTACGCCGGCAACCCGCTCGCCGCCAAGCTGGCCGCCGTCGAGGTAGCTATCGCCGCGGTCCTCCTGCGCTTGGCCTACGTCGAGTGCTCCGACGGCATCGGCTGCCCGATCTGCGTGCTGGAACGCTGCGGGGACATGTTCGGGGTGTCCGGCTACTTCAACCGCGACGGCACCTTCCACCTGACGGAGATCTCGCTGCTGCCCGACGGGGAGCGCGCGGATGGCTGAGTCAATCACCATGGAGGATCTGGTGGCCGCTTTCGCCATTCCATCGCCCTATCGGCGGCAACCGATCTACTTCCTCAATGTCCCACGTCCGCTCGCCGAGATGACGCCCCGCGAGCGCTGGCGGTACCAGCACAGAGCGAACCGCCTGGCGCGGCCTTGGGGCGCGGTAGGGATTCTCAGCGAGCCGATGCCGGAGTTGCGGCCAGATGCCTGACCCCTCCGTCGTCTCCGGTTCATCCGTCGCCCCGGAGGCCACCTCCGAGGGCTACGCCGGCGCCATCCAGGAGATCAGCCGCCAGGAGCTGCTCGATGCCCTGGGGGAGGCGATCGACGCGGCCGCGCCCGGGCTCAAGGACGCCTTCCTGGCGGCGATCGCCTACGCCATCGACGGCGTGGACCTCCGACAGCTGAAGCGTGCCATGGCCTCCGGCGACCTCGACGAGGCGCTGGGCGCCATCCCCCTCGACGACTTGCAGTCCGCCATCGCCGGCCTGGCGGCCTCAGGAGACAAGCCCGGTCCGCTCGCGGCGCCCTTCAACGCCGGCGTTGAGCTTGGACTCGGGACGCTCCCGGCCCACGTCGCCGTGACGCTTGACGCCAATGTCATCCGCTCCGAGGCCGCAGACTGGCTTACCGAGCACGGGGCCGATCTCGCCCAGGCGCTGACCGACGAGACCAAGGCCGGCATCCAGCAGCTGCTCTCCTCGGCCATGGAGCGCGGCGGCAAGGACGTGTACGATGTCGGGCGCGACGTGTCGCGGGTGCTCGACGCGCAGACCATGGCTGGCTTCATCGGGCTCAACGAGCGGCAGGCGGTCGTGCTGGACAACTACATCGAGGCGCTCTCGCAGACTGATCGAGCGGAGATGTCCGACGCCGCCATGCGGGATGCGATCGATCAGCGCTACCAGGAGATGCTCGACTACCGCGGGGAGATGATCGCAAGGACGGAGGCCAGCAAGGCCGGAAATTCTGGACAGAACGATGTCTGGAACGATGCGGTGGACCAGGGTAAGCTCGATGGCGAGGCGTACGAGGTCCGCTGGACGGCGACACCGACGGCGTGTCCTGAGTGCTCGGACCTTGACGGCATGACGCGGCCGATTGACGGGGAATACGAGGACGGAGATGCCGGCGATGGGCCTCCGGCACACCCAATGTGCAACTGTTCTGAAATGCTGGTGGCGGCGGGGGAGGAGGAGTCGTGAGGCGAACTGAGCGCTTCTGGAACTCGCAGTGGACAGCGGTTGCTTTCGCTGTCTTACTCGGCGCCATCCTCTTCGGCACGGTCTCCCTCGCCGTGTACAAGGTCAACACCGGCTTCGATTATCCCCGCTACGACTGGTGGCACATCCTGGATCTCTCCGTCGGCAGCGTGGTCGAGGACGAACATGGCGAGCAGTCGGTACCGATCGAGGACGCCGAGGTGCACTTCGAGTGGCGGACATGACCCACGCCGACCGCTGGGCACGGATGAAGTTGGTTCTCGCCAGACTGGACCGGCGCGCCGGCCTCATCACCGCCGCTGAGTTGCGCCAGATTAGAGAGAAGGCGGCCGAGGTGATCGGCCGAGAAAGGGACCAGCCATGACAGAACAGAAAACGCCATCCGCCGCACCCGACGAGAACGGCTGGCAACCGGCCGACGAGAGAAGCTTCTACAGCGTCAAACAGGAGTCACTGGACCCCATCATCGCAGCCCTTGAAGCTGCGGGCGTGACGCGCGTCGACGGTTCACGTGCACCATCGTGGGTGCTTCCCGAAGCCGCTGCCGCGATCAACCGTCTTGTGGCCGGCAAGGATGCGCGCATTCTGCGGCTAGAGCCGGGCGACAAGGTGGTGATCAAGATCCCGGAGGCCCTCGGAGAAACTCGCTGCCAGGAGATCGAGCGCGGCATCGCTGAGGCGCTGGCGGTCACCAGGGACGATGTGATCTTGCTGCACGGCGGCTACGATCTCGCCGTCTTGCGCAAGTCAGTGGCCACGCAGCCGGCTCCCGTCTTCATCCAACTCCGCAACGCTCGGGACCAGCCGATAGCGATTGATCGGACGAAGGTGCTGGCGATCGAGGGTCTCGGGTGCATCAGGCCGCCAGCCGCTGGCGATGCGTCGGCGGGCAGCGGTTCCGACGACTACTGCAACGTCTACCTCGCCATGCTCGACCAGCCGCTCGTCGTGCGCGGCACCGAGGAGGAGGTTGTGGCGGCCGTCGATCCGACCGGCGAGCGCTGGCGCACTGATCTCGATCTCCTTGCGCGGGCCAGGGATCTGGTTGCACAACAGGCGCAGGACGCGCAGTTGTGGACACCGTGGGTAGGCGAGACGATCCGAGAACACTACCTTCGGTGCGCCCTCCGCGAGTTGCACGAGGCGATTGAGGGCAAGTCGCAGGAGGAATGCGCGAGAGCGGCGCTCGGGGAACCGACCGGAGTCCTGGCCGGCGTCGACGCCGGCGGCCACACCCCGGAGTGCGATGCGCTCGGCGGCTCTTGCATCTGCCCTCCCGCGGCGAGGCCGGAGTAGCCGATGGCCCTCGACGCCTACGGACCCGACAGCGCCAGTCGGCGCGGCAAGGCCGACGCCGAGATGCATCCGAGTATCCGGGCACGCGAGGCCGACGACCGGCGACATCATCTACGACAGGGGCGGCGCCACGGCGCGGAGCCATCAGCTGCCGCAATCCACGCCGAGATCGCAGCAGCGCAGACACTGCTGACGGCACTCGATGCTGGCGAGATCAGCCCGCGCCTAGCGAGCCAGCAGATCGCGCGGCACCTGGCTGAGGCGAAGCGACTGCTCGGAGGCGACTGATGATTCTTCGCTGGCGCATCGCTCGGCTGAAGGTCCGACAACGGCGCTTTCACGCTTGGCGCTGGCGTTGTAGGTCGATCTTCCTGGCGCGACTTCCGGATGGCGTCCTGCGCAGCCTGCGCATTCCGCCACTACGTCGGGTCGAACTCGGCATGATCCGGCAGCTTGCCGACGAGCGGGTGCGCATCCTCCACGGGCCGCACCCGGCGTTTTTGCCGCCTCCGCTCTCGATAGGACCGAGCGCCTCCGATCTCCAGGTAGCCAACTTCAACGCCAAGCTGGAAGAGCAGCGGCGCGACCTCGAGTCCGTGGTGGCCGAGTTCCGAGTTCTGACGGGCGTCTCGCGCTGATGTTCACCCCCGGCAACCGCTGGCTGTACGGGCAGAGACGGATCGCCTGATGCTCATGGGTCGCTGCACCGGGCAGTGCTGCGCGGTCTTCACGCTCCACGAGAGCACGCTCGCGACCGTGCAACGCGGCGAGCCGTACAACGCGATGCTCGGCAACCCGATGGGCGATGATGGACCGCTTCTATTGGCGATGTTGATCCCGCTGACGCCGGAAGAGGCTGACGCGAGGATAGAGCGGCTCGGCATGACGGCGGACGGCGGTGGCGCAGCGACCCACTGGCGGCGCGACTTTGAGTCCGCGCCCAACAGCGAATCAATCACCGTCGCCTTCGACAACGGCGAGCGTCAGATCAGCGTGCGACTCCGCCGTGGCTGGATCGCACCTGACGCCATTCGCTCCGGCTGGACCGCCTACGCCTGGGTGCGAGATGCGCAGTGGCCAGACATTCGCGCCGTCTTCGCCTGCCGTCACTGGAACGAGACGACCGGACGCTGCGACGCCTACGTGAATCGCCCATGGCTCTGTCGCGACTATCCAGGCGTTGAAGCCATCTGCAAGCACTGCGGCTTTCAGTATCCGCTGACTGACCGCGATCCCGGGGACGAGACCGGCGCCGAGGTCATCCCGTCTTGGGCGACGACCTGGTGACCCTTCCCGAGCTCGCGACCGTCCTGACCGAGGCGCGCCGCATCGGCATCGCCAGAGAGCGAGCTGCGCTCCTGGTAGCGGCCGTGTGGTGGAAGCTCCACGGCTTCCCCATCCCCGGCATCGAGGCGTGGCTCCGCACGACCTGGCCACCGGAGTCGAAGGCAGAGGCGGCAGATCAGGCTGCCGAGCCTGGCGGCTGGAAGATCCGGTTCCTCGCTGAGTTGGCAGCCGGCCACGATATTACGATGGCGAGCGATCTTGCCGGAGTGACCCGCCGGATGGCCTATAAGGCATCGGCCTCAAACGAGGAGTTCAAGCTCGCCTGGGATGCGGCCGTGCTTGAGGGCCGCCGCCGGCAGGCGGTCAAGCGTCCGGCGCCTCTTCCCCAGCGGCAGTAGGTTTTTCCCGGCCCGAGATGGGTTCTTCCCCAGTGATCCTGGGTTCTTCCCCAGAGCGGCGAGGGTTTTTCCCCAGCGTCAGCGGCGTTCTTCCCCAACAGATAGCGGTACACACCGGTACACACCAGGCGGGGCGACACTACCCGCCAGGATGCCCGAGCAGACCATGCTCGCCTTCGCCGGCGCGGAAGGATTGGACCTCAAGGGAGTTCCGCCCGGCCATCCTCGGCTCGCCGGGAAGTGGACCGCCGCTCCCGCCACCGCCAAAAAGCGCTCCGCAGAGGCCGCAGCAGCCTCTGACCGCGCCCTCGCCTCTGGCAGCTTGAAGGACAAGAGCGCCGCCGCCAAGGCCCACAGGGCAGCCGCTACCGCTCACGCCGCAGCCGCCGACGCCCTGCGCTCCGGTGCGATGGCCGGGGCTGGCCCGGTTGATGTCCAGGCCCAGATCCAGCACCACAACGACCGCGCCGTCTGGCACGCGCAGCGGGCGAGACTCGCCCAGGGGACGAAGATGCAGACCCAGGCGTTCGGCGCCGACCCGGTCGAGACGCTGAAGGCGGCGCTCAACGCCAGGCGGCGCAACAAGCTCCCCGACTCCGACTTCGCCGGCCCCGATCGGTCTTACCCAATGGACACCCTGAACCGGGCCAGGAACGCACTCGCCCGCTCGGCGCAGCAGGTCGGCAAGACGCTGACCCAGGCCCAGGCCGACGCCATTGCCGCCAAGGTCCACAAGCGCTGGCCGTCGATCGGCAAGGGCGACGCCGGCAAGGGCCTCTGGCAGCCGGTATTCCGCCTGAAGAGCGCGCCGGACCTCTCCTTGCCGCCCTCCTTCGGCGTCGCCGGCCTGCCCTACCTGACCAAGAGTCAGCAGGTCGAGTTCGAGGTCAAGGAAGAGGACAGCGGCAAGGCCGAGGTCACGCACTACATCAACACCTTCGGCCATCGGGACCTCGACGGCGATGTGACCATAAAGGGAGCTTTCGCGCAATCGATCATCGAGGACCTCGGCCTGATCAAGGGGCTGTACAACCATGACCGGAACTCGCTCGTCTGCGTCCCTCGCCACATGGAGGAAGACTCAAGGGGTTGCCTGACCGTCTCTCGCTTCGGTTCCTCGCAGAAGAGCCGCGACACGCTCTGTGACATCAAGGACAAGCTCCTCACTCACTGCTCGATCGGCTTCCGGCCGCGGCCTGGCGGCACCGAACGGGGCGCATTCCAGGGGCAGTCGGCGCAGTTCCTCAAGGCGCTCAAGCTCAAGGAGTACAGCTTCGTTCCCTTCCCGGTGGACGAGCAGGCGGCCGTCGTCGGCGTGAAGTCGCTCGACGACATCGGGCAGTTGCTGTGGCAGCTGCCACGGGCGATCCAGTGGCTGACCTCACCGGAGGCATTTGCCGAACTGGCCGAGGAGACGATCCTTGAGGCCATCGACATGTTCGAGGACGCCGCGGATTCGCTGCGGGTCGTGGCCGGGTTGCCGGCCGAGGACCCGCCGGATGTGCCGGTGTCTGGCGAGGGAGCTGGCACCGAGGAAGATGCCGGCGAGGTCGCCGGCACCGAGGAAGTGGCGTCGCCTGAAGAGGTCGCCCAACTCATGGTCGCCGTGAACAATTTGGTCGGTTGGCGCTCAGCGCAGCCGCCGCAGTCGCTCTAATCGAGGAGATCGCGAATGCCCACCCCTGCTACGGCTACGGCCGCCTCGCCCGCCGACATCCTGAAGGCCGTCGACGGCGTCAACCAGTTGACCGGGGAGTTCCATACCCTGCATTCGGAGTACGAGGCGGTGAAGCGGGACAACGCCGAGTACCAGAAAAAGTTCCAGGACTTGGGCGCCAGGATCGTTGAGCAGGAGGGGGCGATCAAGATGCTGCGCGCCGCCAACGAGAACGCCTCGCTGGCGATCCAGAAGCTCGCCCGCGCGCCGCGGTTGGGCGCCGATGGCGAGCCGATCCTGAAGGGCACTACCAAGGGCTACGTCGAAAGCGAGGACGAGCACAAGGCGTTCGACGCCTTCCTCCGCAAGGGCGAGCAAGCGCTGTCTCTCCAGGAGCGCGACCTGCTCTATGGGATGCAGAAGAAGGCGCTCTCCTCGGACCTCGATCCCTCCGGTGGCTACCTGACTGCGCCGACCATGGAAGCGGGCATCATGCACCGCCTCCTCCAGGTCACACCGATCCGCCAGTACGCCAGGGTAAGCACCGTCGGCACCGGGAGCCTGCGGATCATCCGGCGCTCGACCCAGCGGTTCACGATCAGCGACGTGTCCCAGCGCGAGGCGGTGATCCGCAACGCCGAGAACACGCCGCGGAACACGTACCAGGCGCTCGAGATCCCGATCTACGAGAGCACCGCCGAGCCGGGCGTGACGCTGACCATGCTGGAAGATTCTCTCTACGATCTGGAAGCTGAGATCGGGGCCGACGCCGAGCTCGACTTTGCGGTCTGGGAAGGTCAGCGGTTCGTCTTCGGTGGCCAGGGCGGTGCGCCCAACGAGCCGCAGGGCTTCCTCACCGCGTCCGACCAGAACGGCGGCGAGGTCCCGACCGTGCCGTCGGGGCTGGCCACCGACATCAGCATGGACTCGCTGATCGCCTGCTTCTACTCATTGCCGACGCCGTACGCAGCCAACGCCGTCGCCACCTTCTCGCGGCTGACGGCCGGCTACCTGATGCAACTCAAGGACGCGATCGGCAACTACCTGTGGCAGCCGAGCACCCGCGAGGGCGCCCCCTCACTCTTGGCAGGCTACAGGTGGTTCGAGTCATTCGCGATGCCGGGCCCCACCGGTTTCGGCGCCGGCACCTTCGCCACCGGAGCCGCCGTCGTCGCCTTCGCGGACTGGCAGCGGGCGTACCGCATCGTCGATCGCCGCGGTATCCGGATCATCCGCGACATGGTGACCCAGCACCCCAACGTGGTGTTCAAGATGAGCAAGCGCATCGGCGCTCAGGTGGTGCTCGGCGAGGCGATGCGGATCCTCCGCGTCGGCGTCAGCTAGGTCGCTCCCCTCAACTGAGGCAGGAAGAGAACCGGAAAGCGAGGGGATCATGGGCAGCAAGCTACAGCAGGGCGGCGTCGGCTTCCGACAGGGCGTAGGTCCAGGACCGGGCGGCTTCTACCGCGAAGCCGGGGCAACCAACGAGCGTGTCGGGGCGGACGGCGTGAGCGTCTTCGTGCGCGAGCAGCTCTGCGTCACGGCGGACATCGCCTTCGCCGCGGCCGGGGGAGTCGTGCCGCTCGGGACCATTCCGGCCGGGGCCATCATCGACACCGTCTCGGCCACGGTCGACATCGCCTTCAACGCCGGCACCACGAACACGCTCCAGGTCGGCACCGCGGGCAGCCCTGGGTCGCTTGTCGCCTCGGGCGTCATCAACCCGGCGTCCGCCACGCGGCAGACCGCCGGCATCGTCGCCCCGGCGCTCGCAGCGGCCATCGCCTACCAGATCACCTACGGCCAGACCGGCACTGCGGCCACGGCCGGACACGCCCGGGTCACGATCCACTACTCGCTGCCGTAAGGCGGCGCGGAGCGAGGGAGAACGTCATGCAGAGGGACCTTCACAGCAACATTCTGGACAAGCCTGCACTCGCGCCGCAGGCAGTCACCGGCACAGTCACCGGGCCGTGGCTGGACACCGCGCAGGCAGGAGGTTTCGAAGGGGCGACGGCCATCATCAATTACGGCGCCGTGACCACCCTCGACGCCACCCACACCCTGACCCCAAAGCTCCAGGAGGCGAACGACCCTGTGGCGCAGGCTGATGCGGCGGATGTGGCGGCTGCCGATTACCTCAATGCGGTCGCGCCGCCCGCAGTCGTCAACTCCGATGTGCACGGCACTACGCAGCGCATCGGCTATCGCGGCTACAAGCGCTTCGTGCGCCTGGTTTTGACTGCCGCTGGTGGCCCGTCCGTCCTCGTCAGTGCGGTCTGGGTTCTCTCCCACCCCAAGTTCGCCCCGACCCCCGGTGCGTAAGGAAGGGCGTTGACGCTTGGCTGAGATCGTGACTATCGGTTCGGTGCCGAAGCCCCAGCCGCTCGGCGGGAGCCGGCGCGTCCGCATCCTGCGCGCCTGTCGCGTCTCGCTCACCGGTCACCAGGAGCAGAAGCTAGTGGAGGGGGCCGAGCTCGACCTGCCACAGTACATCTGGCCCTCGCTTTTCGCGACAGGGGCAGCCGCTCCGATAGAACCGGACGGCACTGGCGAGACGAACGGTAGCAGCGCTGAGACGAACGGCGCTTCTGCCGAAACGGCTGGCAACGAGCCAGAGGTCGCCGCTGGCGCAGAAGGTGAGGTCCAGCCGCTGGAGCCGCCAGAGCCGACGCGCCTTCGCAGAGTCGTCAAGAGGGCGGGGTAGATCGTGAGCGGCCCGTGGACCGCCGGCCAGGTCGTAATTGCGGCCGGTCAGCCATACTCGACGATCATCGACACCAACGGCTACCACTTCCTGGGGCTGCGGATGCCGGCGGCGATGGATGGGACGAGCTTCACCGTCTACGCCTTTGGAGCTCCTGGGGCCTCGGCCGATGACTCGAAGGCGCTAGCTGATGCGACCGCAGCGCTCGGCGCGGGTCCTGGCACCTTTCAGGAAGTCTTCGACGCCACCGGTGCCGCAGTGGGGCCGATAGTCTTTGCGGCGGGGACCTGCGTCGGCATCGACAGCAAGATCATGGCCGCGCTCGCTGGGTTCCGCTTCCTCGTCCTCAAGTCCTCCGTCAACGAGACCGCGCAGCGGGTGATCGGCTACTCGCTCAAGGCGTGAGGCCATGCGCGCGTATTTCCTGCACCTGTGGCGCGAACTCGCCGCGTCGGCGAACAACAACCTTGCGGCCTCTGACGGCGGCCTCCTCCAGGCCAGCGACGGCGGTCAACTCGCAGCGGTGACCTAATGCCCGGCCCCTACCTCGGCATCGGCGCAGCCCCCGGCGGCCACTACCCGACGCCGGCTTCCACGTCGAAGCTCTACGTCCAGCCGGTCGGTGGCGGAGACATCGGCTGGAGCACGATCGCCGAGGCGGCGCTACAAGGGCCTGCCGGGCCAACCGGCCCAACGGGTCCGACAGGGGCTACCGGCCCCGCCGGCCCGACCGGACCCACCGGCGCCACAGGGGCGACAGGAGCCACGGGTGCCGCCGGCACCAACGGTTCGACCTGGTACTCGGGCTCGGGTGTCCCTGGGAGCGGCACCGGCGTCAACGGCGACTTCTACTTGCGGACGGCGACCGGCGATGTGTACCAGAAGGCGGCCGGGGCGTGGGGCTCGCCGATCGAGAACCTGACGGGGCCGACAGGGGCAACGGGTGCGACAGGAGCGACCGGCGCTGCGGGCGCGACAGGTCCGCAGGGTCCCACCGGACCGACTGGACCGCAGGGGCCGTCTGGGCTTGGTAACCCGCTCGCCGCGGGTTCCCTCGGTGCAGCTGCACTGCAGCTCGTGACGCCCGGAGACGGCCTCTGGCAGGAACTAGCTCATACCGTTGATATCCAGGCTAACAGCCTGCGCGTGGCCCGCTTTGAATCGCTGGCCTCGGCGACTGACTACTGGGACTTCGTGAACACCCTGGGCGGGTCCGGCGATCAGTTGACCGTCAAGCCTGGCGGCTCGAGCCCTAACGTTGGCTTCCGGATCGCTGCCAAAGGCCAAGGCGGCGGCAACAAGATCGTCCAGTTCGATGACGGGGTAGTCGGCTGGCACATCGCGAGTCACAACGCGAGCAACGCCGGCGCCTTGGAATCTGATGACGTTGGCACTGGCGGCCCTTCGATCCAGGACAAGGTGTCCTCGGCGACGGTCCCCATCTACGCTTTCCTGGGCGACGAAACGTCCGGCCTCGGTCGCGCTGCGGCCGGCGCACCGGCTCTTATTGCCGCTGGCACTGAAGTCCTGCGCATCACCGCTGGGGGACCGCGGTTTCAGGTTGGCAACACGACCGGCGCTGGCTCGGCGCTCCTCGGCGCCAATTCGCCAGCCTCAACGCTCACGGCGCCGAAAACCTGGATCTCTGTCGTACTTGCGGACGGCACCACCGCATTCATCCCAGCCTGGCAATGAACATCCCAGCCTGGCAATGAAAAGGAGAAGAAACTCATGGCCGCAACCGTAACCGTCCAGCCCGATGGAATCATGGTCGTCGAGAACTCCGGCCTCGACGGCAACGGCAACCCGCTGCCGGTCCAGCGCTTCGAGATCGCAGCGGATGGAACGATCACCTACCGCATTGAGGCATCGGGCGGTTGGGGCGACTACATGACCAGCCGCGCCGGCTCGAACGGTTGGGAGTACGCGAGCCACGGCTCGCTGCCGGACGGCATGAAGATCCCGCTCGACGCCAACGGTCACCTGCTCCTGACCGAGGACTGAAGCCAGCGATGCCGTTCATCCTCCACGACGGCCCAGCCTGGGTGATCCGCGAAGCTCTCGCGACGCACCCCGCCGTGCGCGCGCTTCAGATCCTGGACGGGCTCCAGCCGGTGCAGGTGAGCGCGGGGGCCGCGGCCGCCGCTGAAGCGCTTGCCGAGCAGCCGCCGGCCGCACCCGCAGAGCCTGGGCCGGCTGCCGCTGAGCCTCCCGTCGTGCCACCTCCGGCCGCCGGCAGAAAGCGCCATGCGTGATCGACGTCCCGACCCTGCAAGCGTGGCTCGGCATCCCGTCCACCCAGGACGCGGCGCTGCTCGCCACGCTCGAAGCGCAGGTCGTCTCGCTGGTCGAGGCGAACACCGACCGCTACTTCGGGCCGGTGGCGCCGCAGGTCGAGGCGATCTCGGGGTCTGGCCGGCAGGAGGTGTTCTTGCGCGAGGCGCCGTCGCCACTCGGGGCACCGATCGCGGTCACGGCCGGCGCCGGCGTCGGCTCGACCTCGATCACGCTCGCCTCGGCGCCGACGGGCTTGCAGCCCAACGCGCCGCTGTTGCTCACCGGCTCTTCCACCGCATCGGAGATCGTCAGGACAGCCGCCGGCTACGTCGCAGGAGCGAACCCGGTTCTGCTCGCCGCGCCGGGGATCGTGAACCCTGGTCAGACCACGGCAGCTTTCCCGCCGCTGGTCGCCGCCTGGCGCCAGAGCATGCAGCAGGCGGCGGTCCTCTTCGTGCCGCCCTCCTCCTACGGCGTCCCGGCGATCGCTGGCGACTACGAGGTCTGGGGCCGGAAGCTCCTGCTGGCGAGCTCGCCGCCGGTTCTCTCGGCGAACGTCTACGGCAACCTGCGCGGGGACCAGCCGTTTACCGGGGGCGGCTGGCCGCGTGGTGTCAAGAACCTGGTCTTCAGCTACCCGACCGGCTACGCCGCCGGCTCCGAGCCGCCGGAGATCCGCCTGGCGGTGACCTCGCTCGTCGGCATCTTCTACTCCCGCCGCGGGAGCGCTGGGCTCCTGTCGCGCGAGTCGGACGGCAACGTCTCGCGGGCTTACCTCTCGCCGGCGATGGCCAAGTTCCTCGATCAGTTCCCAGAGATCAAGCTGGCGCTCGACGCTTGGCGCCGGCGTCCGATGGGCGGGAGACTTTGAGGTGAGCAGCTTCGCCCTGCGCGCCGTGGACACCGCCGGCAGGATGGCCGAGCACTTCGGCGCGCCGCTCGTGCTGCGCAAGGTCACGGCCGCAGGCTACAACGACGCCACCCGCCGCAACGCGAGCACGACGACCGACTACCCGCTCGGCTACGGTCGCTTGCAGAACCAGGTGCTGACGGACGCGGCCGGCAACTTGGTGCAGACCGACAAGAAGGAGATCGTCATCCCGGCGGACCAGCTCCCTGCGGGCATCGCCCCGACGAAGGATGACCTCTTGGTGCTCGGCGGTCAGCAGTACGTGATCCTCGACCTCAAGCCCGAAGGTGCTGGGATCACGTACGAATTCAAGGCGACGGTGCTGGCCTGATGGGCACGATCACGATCCAGCCGTCCGAGCTCGCCGGAATGGCGGGGAGAATCGTCGGCGACGCGCGCGGTATGGCTGAGGGTCGGGTGCGCAAACTGATGACCAACGTCGGTCTGCGCTTCGAGCACGACGCGCCGTTCCGCACTGGCCGAGCCCGTGGGTCGGTCCAACCGTGGGTCGGCAGCTACGAGGGTATGGAGCCGCCACCGCCGAAACAGACCTTCTATCCACTTGCGGGGGCGCCCGAGTACGACGCCGCCTATGCGGACTGGAAGTTGGGCGTGCCGGCGGGGTGCGTGATGAGCGTGAAATACGCTCGCCGCTTGGCTGCGGGCTGGTCGGCGCAGCAGCCAGCCGGTTGGATCCCCGCGCTTCTCTCTGACGAAATTTCCAAGGCGCGGGGGGCGAACTCGTGACGGTTGAGTGGCATACCCTGCGTGCGCCGTTTGGCATGCTGATGACGATGAAGCTGTGGCGCCGCTGGCGACGCGAGTTTCGACCGCGGCAGCGGCCGTCGCGCAGCTCTCGTTGGGCTGGGCGTGTCGTCAAGGTGCGAGGGCGCGTCTGATGGCCGACTCCCTCACGACCTGCGAGGCGAACCTGGTCAACCGCCTGAAGGCGTTCGCTGCGGCACAGACCTCCGGCCCGCTCGCGCCGCCGCTCCCGCTTTTTGAGGACGTGAACGTGGCCTCGCCGGGGGACCCGCCGACTCCTGGCTACATCCAGTGCTGGCCGTTCGAGGACCTCGGGGAGCGGAAGGAGGCGTCGGGCGGTAGCACTCAGTACTACGCCTCCACCTGGCACTGGGCCGCCACGGTCTGCACCCCCAGAAACGCCGGCAGCGGCTTGGCGACCGATTGGGTCGAGGCTATCCGAGGCGAGTACCGCGGCTTGCAGTTGGGCGACCTGACCGTCACGGCGGTTGACATCGTGCCGGTAAAGATCGCGCCGACTGACCCCTACTACCAGGTGCAGGTGATCGTTCGCGGCGATAAGTACAGCGACCAGGCGGCAGTCGCCTGAGAAACCTGAAAGGACCACCATGGCCAGCAAGATCGAGATCGTCCACTCCGTCACCAGAGACCAGAAGAACGGCGCACCCATCGTCGAGACGATCGTGCGCGACCCGGAGAGCAAGGAGCCGGTCGGCCAGGTCACCCACATGAAGGTGATCGGCGGCCCGATCGACGGGTTCTCCGCAGTCGTCGAGTGGGGACCGCCACCGCCCAAGGCGCCCCCGGCACAGGAAGGCACGGGCGGTGACCAGGGCGCGACGACCACCAAGGACGCCGGCGCGAAGGGCGTGCAGACCGGTGCGGCCACGCCGCTCGCCGGCAAGTAGCTGCACCCGGAGGTCGATAGAGGACGGTGCGCTCAAGTCATCAGATCACTTTTCCGAGAGAGAGGTAAGCCATGGCCGGCAACGCTTCAGCGATCCAAGTCCGCCGCATCCGGGAGGTGACGCAGGGCGTCCTCCCCGGCGGGGCGATGCAGATCGTCCCCTTCGAGACCTTCCAGCTCTCCGGCGCGCTGACCCGCGAGCAGCCCGGCAACGTCACCGCGGACCGCTCGGTCACCGACAACCCGGCGTCCGACATCAAGGTGACCGGCACCGCGAAGAGCGACTTTCTCTTCGGCGACTACGACGGCCTGATCGAGGAGTTGATGTGCGGAACGATCGGCACGCCGTTCAGCCTGACCGCCTCGACCATCGCCGCAGTCGTCGCGGGACCGAGCAACAAGCTGACCGGGCCGGCGTCCAGTTGGGTCGGCCTCGGCGACGGCGACGTGGTGCTCGTGACTGGGTTCGTGACCAACGGCGGCCTCTGGATCGCGCGCGTCAGCGGCGCTCCCACCTCGACCGATCTCAACCTCGATGCGTCGTTCAAACCCCTCGCCGCCGAAGCCGCCGGCCCGTCGGTCACCGTCGAGCACCTCGGCCGCTGGCGCACCGGCACCACGATCCTGACCGCCGCCTACGAGTCGTGGAACACCGGCACCTCGGTCGGCAACCAGATGGGCGGCGTCGGCGTCGGGCAACTCGTCCTCGGTGTGCCACAACCCAACAAGTGCACGATGCAGTGGCAGTGCGTCGGCCTCACCGAGACCGAGATCGCCGCGCAGCTGGCGAACACCTCGACGCAGCCGACCGGCAATCCGTTGATCAACAGCAACACCAATTTCGGGGACAAGACAGCCATCGGCTCCGGCATGGGCTTCCGCTATGGCAACTCCGGCATCGCGGTGCCGACGCTGCCGCTCCTGATGCCGACGCTGCGCATCAAGAAGTGGGACCTGACGATCGCCTCGCCTATCCTTGCCGAGGGCGGCGCCGGCGTTCTCGGTCCGATCGACCTCTCCTCCGACAAGCGGTTCGACATCAAGCTCGCCTTACAGGTCTTCCGCAACAGCGCTGCGGCGGAGACCGTGTACCTCGACGCGCAGAACCCCGCCTCCGTCGTGCAGATGGGAATCGGATTCCGTGACGCCAAGGGGCACCGGCAGTACATCTGGCTGCCGGCGCTACAGCCGCTCAGCGCGAAGACCTCCGGGCTCGCGCAGTCCGGGCGCGAGATGATCGATGTCGAGTACTGGGCCAAGAGCGACGGCGGAGCGGTCGGAATGATCCAATGGTCGAAGTGTTGACCTGATCCCTCCCGCCCCGCCGGCGAGGCGGCGGTCTCTGGCGTGGCTGGCGCCCGGGACCGTTCGCCGGCGGGGTCTTTTCGATCCAGCCACCTAACAGGAGGACCAGCCAGATGGACCCGCTCACCACCTCGCCAGCAGCAATCCCCGAAGCTCAGCCTGCGCCGCCGACCATCTCCGGCGCGAACGGCAAGGCAGCCGAGCCGATCTCGAACGCCACTGTCGAGGCGGCGCTCCTCCGTGCCAATGCACCTCCCGCTGACGGCGTGCTCGACATCGCGGGCATGGTCGCATCCTACCGTGACGGCGAGTGGTACGACCTGTCGATCGGGGGCCGATTCCGCATCCGCCGGGCCTCGACCTCAGCGTTTCTTTACGGGGTCGATCTCGAGGCCGCGTATCGGGCCTCACACAACATGGCGCCGACTGATCCCATCCCGACCGACGATCGCTTCGCTATCAACATCAAGATCGCGCGAGACCGCCGCATCACCGACTTCGACCACTTCCGGCAGGGCGACAAAACGCTACCGAATCGCACTCCAGACGGGCGGTTCCACTACGAAAACCTGGATCTCCTCCTCTCCCTGACGCCGGTGCAGGGCGCGCTCATGGTGGTCATCAGGAAGATCGCCGAAGAGGAAGCGGTAGCGCAGGCGGCCGAAGCGGGAAACTCACCGACGCCCTCACCGATGAACTGAGGTGGGGGCCGATACGCGAGAACCTAGACGGCTGGGCCGCGGAGGACCGGGAGGTCTACGACGCCCTCCGCGCGGATGCCCTTGCGCTGCCGGCTGGCCCGGACCGCGATCGCGCCGTCGGCGAGGCGGAGGAGTGGCTAAAGGCTCGGCAGCGCGACTCGCCGCTGCCGGTCGTGCGCCAGACAGCGCCCTATCTCATCCGGATGCGCCAGGCGTTCGCGGCGCTCAATGGCTGCCGGACGGTGGCTCTCGGCTTCGGTGCGGCGCTGACCGGAGAGATCTGGTACCCGTCGCTGTCGCAGTGGCTCCGCGACCAGGGCTACCAGCCGGGAACCGAGGAGTGGGCACGCGCCGAGGCGCTCATCCAAGCGCTCGACCGCGCCTACGTGGCGCACGCCAACCGGCCGACCGAGGAAGCACCGAAGAAGCCGCCGGGAGAGGGGCAGGGCTGACGGTCTCATCCCCGGGCGGCCACCGGTGCCTCTGCGGGGTAGATCGTGGCGCCTGGGGCACCTGGCGCGTCTTCGACTAGTGGGGTGGCGCGTGGCCGACGAGTTTGTCGTTCCGGTAACTTTCGACACCAGCGACGGCGAGACCGCCTTCGGCCGCGTCGGCTCGGCCGCTGAGGGCATGGGCCAGAGCGTCGCCGACGCTTCCGCCAAGGGGCAGGCCGGGCTCAAGGATGTAGGCGACAGCGCCAGCGACGCAGCAGAGAAGGTCTCGCAGGTCGATGAGGTCGCCAAGAAGCTGCTCGAGACGCTCGGCGCCTTCGCCGCGCTTGACTTCCTGAAGGACTCCGTCTCCAAGGCCGAGGACTACCATGCCACCCTCCGCCAGATCACCGCCTCGATCACCGCGACCGGTGGCGCCGCGCACGTCTCTGCCAGTCAGATGCAGGAGATCTCCGAGCAGATCGAGGCGACCAGCAACTTCTCGCACGAGGCTGCGCTCCAAGCCGAGAACCTCCTTACCAACTTCCGGGCCATCAAGGGCGACGAGGCCTTCGCCCGAGTGACGGCGGATGTGGCCGACCTCGCGGCCAAGATGGGCCGCGACCTGCCGCAGGCGGCTATCCAGCTCGGTCGCGTGATCGAGACCGGCGTTGTCACGCAGTTGCAGCGGATCGGCGTCGTCTTCTCAGACCAGGAGAAGGCGTCGATCAAGTCCATGCACGCCATGGGCGACGAAGCCGGGGTGCTCCAGGTCGTGCTCCACGGCGTCGAGGCCGTCTTGCAGGGGCAGGCAGCGGCGCAACGCGGGACCGGCGAGTCCGTGCAGGCGCTGCGCAACGACACCGACGCCTTCATGGAGGTACTCGGTGGGGCGATGATTCCGGCCGTCCGGGAGGTGGCCGGGGATCTGGCTAGCTGGTTGACGGCGAATCACGACCTAGCGGCGGCTCTCGGGGGCGAGGTTGGCGAGGCGCTCAAGGTTTTCGGTGGCCTAGTCGTAGATCTCGGCAAGAACTTTTGGATCGTTGAGGCAGCGGTCGCCGCTCTTGCCGGCATCAAAGTAGCCGAGATCTTGATCGGCATGGCCGCAGCGGTGCGCGCGGTCGCAGTCGCAGATGAAGAGTTCCTTGCGTTTAACATGGCAAATGTCTTCAGCGCGATCGCTGTCGCCGCGGCGCTCGCCACTGCTGCGATACATCAGTACACGGTCGAGGTCACCGCCGAGTGGAACGCCGAGCAACGCGCCGTTGATCAAAATGCGAGGGTCGGCGAGTTTCTGATCTCAATCCGTGACCAGACTGCGAAACTGACCGTCGCGCAGTACAACCTCGCGATCTCCTATTTGGAGGCAGCATCCAAAGCGGAGGCATCCGCTGACCGGCAGACCAAGGCCATTCGGCAGCAAATCGAAGAGACGAAGAAGTTGGTCGCCGCAGGCGGAACTTTCTGGCAGAACGTCGCGCGAGTTTTTTATGATGCTCCCTCTACGGACCCGGCGCTCAGGCTCAAGCAATTACAGCAAGCCCTCGCCGACAGTCAAGGAGCGGCTGGCGATAGCGCTAGGCAGATCAAGAATTTGCAGGAACGCATCGATGCGCTAGGACACGCCAGCGAAGACACTGGCGGCAAGATCGGCGCATTGACGAAGCAACAGCAGGCGTTCAACGAGCACGAGCAGCAGGCGGTCGCGCTGATGCGAGAGAAGTTGCTCGCGGCGACGATGGAGGCCAACCAGGCGGTCGACGGTGCGGGTGCGGTGAAGCAGCACGCGGCGATGATCGCGGCTGATACCGAGGTCATGAAGCTCCGCGCTGAAGCCGGGAAGCGCGAGTTGACGGTCAATGAGACCGAGATGCAGCAGCTTCACGACCTCGGCGTCGCTATTGACCAGCAGACAGCCCGCAGGCAACTCAGCCTCCTGATCTTCAAGCAGAGCGAGCAGGATGCCGCCTCGGAGGCTGCGGCGCAGGCCAAGCTCACCGACGCGATCAACCAGACCACTGGCGCCTCCCAGGTCGCGGCGGCCGTCGCCAAGGAGACGCTGGCGCTGGCCGCAGCCGGCATACCGACGTGGAGCATCGTCGGCGAGTCGTTCCTTATCCACGCCAAGAACGAGGCTGAGGCGACCGTTGCTGCGACTGGCCACGCGGTCGCGATCAAGGACGACTATGCGGCTGCGACCGAGATGCGCACGGCGCTCGCAGCGCTCGCCGACGCTGAAACCCGGAGCAACGCCGCCTCAATCGCTGCCGCCCAGCTTACGAAAGCCGAGGCGCAGGCTCACGCCGAGGGCTATATCAACAGCGTCAGGGCGACCGACCAGCAGAAGGCGGAGTATGCGGCCGAGGTGCAGCGGATCGTCGGTGTGCTCCAGGGCATTCAGGCGGTAAAGGATCGGACGATCGCGGAGGAGGACCTGGCCGCCGTGCGCGAGGGTGCGCTACAGACAGCGGCCAGCTCGACGGCGGCGCTCGAAGCCGACCTCGGGCTCTACGTGCAGATCAACCCGGCGGTCGGCGCGCTCGCGCAGCAATACCAGACGCTCTTCACGGCGCAGGGGTACGTCGCCTACCAGGAGCTACTGCTCCAGGAGATCCACAAGCGGTCAATCGACCTCGCCACGCAGGAGGGCCAGGCCAAAGCGCAGCTCCTGGCGGCTGACCTCGCCGGCGTCTCGCGCCAGATCGAGGCGTACAAGCAACTCGACGCCGTCCTGCAGCAGCGAGTCGCCGACGAGAAGGCCGTCGCCGACTCGATCAGCAAGAGTTGGGACACGCTCTTCACCTCGCTCGGCGAGTGGGCCGCCGGCATGGCGGTCACCTGGAAGTCGGTTTGGCAGGGGATGGAGAAGCAGGTCGTCGACTCGATCGCCAACATGGTGGCCCACGCCGCCGAGTCGAATTTCATCCAGTCGCTCTTTGGCCAGGGCGCCACCTTGCAGACGGTGCTCTTCGGCGGCGGTCCCGGCGGCCCAGGTGGCACACAGGCTGCCGCAGGAGCCCTCCAGAGTGCTGGTGCACAGCTCGGCGAGGTCGCCGTGGCTCAGCGGAGCACCGACGCCGCGTTCGGCAGCGCCGTCCAGGAGTTCTCGTCGGCTGTGTCGCGAATGCAGCCGGCGGTGCAGTCCCTCGGTGACCTTGGACCGACGATGGCGGATGCCACGGCGGCGCAGGCTGCCTCGTGGCTCAATTCGGCGCGCGTGCTTGACGCTGCCAGCGTCGGCTCCGCTGTGGCGCTCGGTGACGGCGCCGCCGGCATCTACAACAGTGCGGGTTACCTCCACACGAGAGCCGGCGACGCGATGGCCGGCCTCGTTACCTCGGCGCAGGACCTCCAGTACGCGGCGACGGCGCTCCAGGCAATCCAGACGGCTAGCACGGCCAACAACCTGACGCAGGGCGGCGGCATCTTCTCGTCCTTCGGCGGCGTCCTCGCTGGGCTCGGGCTGTTCGCGGCGGCGGTCGGCCTCATGCAGCAGTACGTCGCGCGCACCGACGCGGCGATGGCAGCGCAGCAGTTCAACACCCAGGGCGACATCGGCATGGTCGGCCCCGATGCCCAGCGATCAAGGTACGAGAGCCCGTACTTGCCCGGGATCGTGAATGCTCAGATCAACGACTTGACCGGCGTTGGCAAACAGTTCACGGACGCGATCAAGGCATTCTTGACGAACCTCGAGTCCGTCACCGGTGGCCTGATAACTCAACTCCCCAACATCTCCGTGCTCCTGGAGGCGAGCGGCAAAAACTACGAGGTCACGGTCGGCGGCGTCCTCGTCGGTTATTTCCAGAACCTGAACGACGCGACGCAGGCGGCGATCATCGCCGGCCTCAAGGCCGCTAACTTCAGCGGCATGGCGCAGGCCGTCCAAGATTATATTTCGCAGGCAGTCAAGGTGCCGGGAGCGGACCCCAACGCGATCCTCGCCAATGTCACGACGCTCGAGGGGATCATCAAAAGCGCCGCCGACGTATTGGCCGGCGCTGGCGCCGGGGTAGCGAACGCGATCCAGGGGATCGTCGACAACGCCGAGCACATGCGGGCGGCGGTCGCGGCGATGCACCTCAGCGGCCAAGACTTGATCACGATGTTGACCGACATCAACCTGACGGAGGTCGCAGGTATCCAGGCCGAGCGTGACAAGCTCACCGGCACCAAGGAGACCAACCAACAGATCCGCCAGGAAGAGGCTGACGCCTTCAACGCAAAGCTCACGGTGGCAAAGGCAGAGATCGCGGTAGAGATCGCTCAGGTGCAAGCGCAGATTCAGGCGAGCAACGGGCTCGTTGCCGCGAGCCAGGGCGCTGGCGCTGCTACCGTCGGGTTTGGGCATTTGCTGGTGGCGTACGGTGGCACGCTGACGCAGGGCAGTAAGGATCTGGCCGCTGCGTATGACTTGCTGTTGCAGGCCCAGGGTCAACTCGACGCAATCAAACCCCTGGACCCGAGCCAGGTCGTCGTTTCCGGGACGACGTTCCAGGACATCATGAACCAAACGGCGCAGGCGATAGCTGGCGCCGGGGCGAGCATCGACTCGTCGATGCAGACCCTGATCGATAATTTCCAGAAACTAGATGACGCGATCACTCAGCTAGGGTTGAGCGGGACTGACCTGATCATAGCGGTGAAGGCGATCGGCGACGCGCTGGTAGAGGGCATCCAGCAGGAGCGTGACACCTTAACTGGGCACAAGGAGACCAACCAACAGATCCGCCAGGAAGAGGCTGACGCCTTCAACGCAAAGCTGGCCCTGGCCAGGGCCGAGATCCAGATGGATATGTACACCCTGGAGGCGCACCGCGAGGCGCTGAACCTGGCAGGGCAAGCCCTGATCGATTTCAACAACGAGATGTTCGCTCTCGGTCAGACTCTCGTACACCTCAACAACATCCCGTTTTTGACCGCTGGCGATATCAAGTTGCCGGGCGGCAGCGCGACCTCCTCTGTCACCTCGCTCGCCTCTGCGGCGCAGACCCTCGCGCAGTCCCTGTTAGCCCTGACGCAGTTCGGCATGTTGCCGTTCGACGCAGCCGTGCTCAAGATCGAAACGGATACGGCGAACCAGGAGAAGGGACTCAAGGCCACCTCGCAAGCGTACAAGGATTTGGAGGCCGCCGAGCAGGCGCAGATCGACCTGCTGAGAAAGCAGACCCAGGCGAGCACGGACGCTGTCGTCACGCCGCTGATCCAGCAAGCGCACGGGCTCTCCACCTTCGCCATCTCGCTCTCTGCTCTGAGAAAGCAGTTTGACGACCTGTACAAGACCGAGCAAGACCTCGGCGCCGGGAGCGCAGAGCTCGGGCGCGTTCGGGCTGCCGAGGCCCAGGCGGAACGGAACCTGATCAATCAGGTTCTGGGTGGTTTGTCACTGCCGCTCGACGCGACAGCCGCTACGGCCAACAAGTACACGCTCGCCATCCAGGCGCTGAACCAGGGGCTCAGAGACGGCGTCATCAGCGTGCAGCAGTTCAACGCCGAGATGGCGCAGATCGGCCAGCAAGGGACGGCCGCCGTCCTCACCATGATCGAGGGGATCTACACCGCCGCTGGCGACAGCAAGCAGGCCGAGGCCGAGAAGGAGAAGCTGCAAGAGATCGACTTCCAGATCCAGCTCGCCAACCTCCAAGAGGAGACCGACCTCCTCTACGCGCAGGGCGTCATCGCGTCGGCGCTGTTCGACCAGGTGGCCGGGCTCGAAGCGTTCTTCGCCAACCCGGCCAACACGCCTGACTGGGCGAAGCTCAACGCCGGCACCACCAGCACCGCGACGGCGAACACCAACCTGGCGACTTCGGC